TCTATGATGTCCTTAATTTGAAAACCGCAATATCGCGCTATCTGCAGTATTAGCTGGAAAAGTCACAACGAATGTTTGTGTCGATGATTTATCTGCACCGAAGTCCAGCACTGCAATAGACTTGTTACTTTTACTTGCATTATAGATTAATGCTCCACGTGCTGTAATAGCCGCACTCCATGAAGGATCTGCAAAATCTACATAGGCTGTACCGCCTGATGACCCGATGCTTGGAGACATTAGTTGTTGACCGCCAGCTGTATATCCTGAAGCTACCACTTCACCTGTACTGGTATAGACAGTGGTTGCTTGGTTTAAGTCGGCGTCAGCTGTATACAGGGCGATGTAAATGTTATCCGTTAATAGGTTGTGTACTGCTTGTGGCAGCTCAACCTTAAAGCTTGTGGTTTGTGTCTGAACTAAGCTCATCTTACATCACCTTCAGTTTAACTTGACCGTCACGATAGGCATCACCACGCTCTTTCCCGTCACCCAACATTTTCAGCAGGGCTAAGGCATCGTCATAACGTTTTTGGTATGCGATTAACAAGTCAGGTTCACCTTTTAAGAAGTGATACGCTTCAACAATTGAACCCCACAATAAAGCGGAATCAAAGTTATCACCTAACCATGTCTGTCCTGCAGTAACAATAGACTCTGGATAATAGAAATACTGAAGCTCTAAACTGTACGCACTGTTAGGAGTCGGCCCTAATATAAACCTAAGTTCTGCGTCATCAGCCACTTGACCTCCAAACAATGCATAGTATTTGGGTTGAGCCGTTGTAGCTGCGCTAGGGTATGCCTCACGGATGTAACTTACATCTTTATCCAATAGGAAATAATAGTCACCCAGCGCATCAATAACAGCCAAAGAAAACGTAGATAAGTAGTCATTAGGGCAGTTTAGGTACGGGCTACTTGAGGTTGCAGTCAGCGTAGCTGTTTTGCGCAATGCAGGTAACTGCACAGAATTATAGATACGCTGTTCCGCTTGCTGAGTAAAATTCGCAAGTTGGTCTGCAGAAAAACTATTCTCAACGTAGTCTTGAATGTTTGTGCAAAGCTGGGTGTAGGTCATCATAGTGGTAAAGTCCTATGCCATAGGTCCGCGAGCCATTGTGCCTTTTGTTGCAGCGCCTGTACCACGGATTTTAATACCATCAGTTTTTTCTGGTGCATAGTTATACTTACCCACGTTACCGGCAGAGATATTCAACTCAGAGATACCATTACCAGACTTAGTAACAACACCTTTCATATCGACTTCTTTGTAACGACCAGCATAAGCTGATGCAGGTTTGTTTTCTTTAGCCATTATTTGCCACCTTGGTTTTTAGCTCGGGCCATATTGCGACCGAATTTACGGAGGTTTTGGTTAGTGACGGTTTTTGCTTTACCGCCTTTAGCAACGTCGCCGTCGATGCCTTTTTTAGCACCGTCGTCACCTAAGTTTTTACCTTTGGTTTTGCCTGATTTAGTAATGCCGTCTGCTGCTGATTTGTATGCCATGTTGTACTCCTAAGATACTGTGATTGTAACTGTGCCGACAGAAGTTGTCGCCACTAAATAATTCGGTGTTAGCCCTGCATCACTTGCTCGTGATCCACCAGTTGGGTTCCAACCCCACTGAAACACTCGACTACCTTCACCTTGATACCCATCAACACCTAATCCTGATGTTTGATAACTGTTGTCTGGGCGAGGTTCTCGTAAAGCCCAAGCGTCTTGTACAGGATACATCCCTAATTGTAACTGGGGATGATCTGGGTTCCAACATTCGGGACAAGCTTTAATGCTAACTTGTTTGGTCTTGATTGTTAGTTTACGTAACTCTGCAAGCTTATACCGCTGATTGCATATATCGCAAAAACCAAAAGCCCATTTACCAACTGCAAATTTAGTAGCCATCAACCGACCTCGTGCTTGTTATATTTGCGGATATTTTCATTGGCCGGTATTACTTGCAAGTTACTCGGGACATGTAACCCAGATACAAGAGTACCTTTTAACGGGATTACATGGTCAACATGCCAAGAAAACCCATGCATTTTTGTTCGTAGTCTAGCAAGGTCATATATTTCTTTAATTAACCACGCCTCTTCTGCCCCAACCCAGACAGGGGTTTGTTTTAGTTTTGCTGCTCTGCGCCTACTCACAGCTGCATTTACTATATGACTGTTGCGTTTTGCATACGCTGCTTTATTAATTTTGACTTTAGCTCTATTCAAAGTTCTATATACTTTAGATGCCTCTCGCTCTATAACTTTAACCTGCTCTATATTTTTATTGCGCCAACGTTTCCTTTTGGCACTTATAGTGTCTGGGTGTTTTTTAGCATATCGCTGGCGCTGTTCTTTCCAAGCTTCTGGGTTAGCTGCCCTCCACTCTTTAACTTTAGCATATGCTTTTTCTTTATTACGTTGAGCATATTCTTTCTGATAGGCTCTTCTAGCCTCAGGATCTTTAATACCCATTTAACGCCCGTAAAACAAAATTCTAGGGACAAAACGATCACTAGCTTTTTCTCTATCCTCGTCGGCTGCCAATTGGAACTGTTGCTCGTAATCGGCTTTAAGCATAACTATGCGATTTGGGTCTACGTTAGGTAGTTTAGCCGATAAATAATATGCCAGACCTGCAACCATCGCGTTTAAAAAGCGAAACGGAATATCTTGTGTAACGTCACCATTACCAGCATCCTGAATGCGGCGTAGTCTCCAGTACACAAAGTAATAGTATGGAGTAGATACAGAACCCTGATCTGGTGTAGGCCACACATTAATCTGTGGATTTGCAACACCGGTAACCGGATAAGTTGCACCGGACTGTCTATTAACCCACACTTGAATCGGTCTACCGGTAGCGTTCTTATTAGGGATAGTCGCATAGGTAGAGGATGAAATTCGGTTAATGTTGATGTCAGTTTGCTGTTGCCCTGAACCTGTACGTACAACTTGGTCTAATAAATCAATGGTGTCTACAGGCAGATCATAAGTAATCTGGTTAGGGTAAAGTGGAATAACACCTTCTTCGATTGTCCAAAGATTAATACCCCGATTCGCCCATTCGATTGTCATCAAGTTCAACGAGCGTCTAGCTGTACGTAAATCATAACCCGTGCGAAGTTCTTGCCCACAGCGTTCAAAAGCATCTTCGACAATGTCTGTGATTGATAGGTTAAAACTGCTGGTTCCTGATGTTGTCATGCCCAAACCCTTGAAGGTGTTTTTGGTTCGATTTTGTAAGTATCTAAAGCGGGAATTTCTTCATCTGCTCTGACATTCACATGATAGCCGTCTATTGCTGCAAACGCTGGATATTCGTTACCATCTTCATCTTTCAGCATTTTACCCGTCGGTTTATGGATTGTTCCGATCACGTCAACCGATGCATTGATATCCGCTAATACTTTGTCAGCTTCGGCTTGGTCTTTAAACTTTAAGTAATAATCAATCATGCTGTTAACCCTTGTAATGTGCCGTTAGGTAAACGTGTTGGATAGTATTTGATGGATTGGATGTGACCGTTTAGTATCTGCCCATTAGAGATATTTTGTCCTAAGTGTATTCTATCAACAGTAGGTATGGTTGCTGCTAGGTCGGTTCCAACACTTGCACCATTAACACTAATAGCCAAATCATTTAATTTATATGCAAAAGCTGATTTAACTGTACTATAAGCTGTGATAGCCGAGAAAGAAGTTATATCCCCTTGGGTCACACCTCCTGAAACTACAGCTGTTGCATTTAAATTTGATGGATTTTTACGATTAAACATCGTATTGTTAGTGTTTCCATCATTAATATACCAATTCATTTGAGCAGTAGTTGTAGTTAGCGGAGAATCACTTGTACAGTAAACAGTCCCCTCACTCTGGTTATACCAGCTCGAAAAATTACTACCCACCATTGAAGCATTATCTGCCGCACGAGTTACGGTAGCTGAGGTTGTTGGAATGTATGAGGTTGGGAAAGCGCCTAGTTCATACTGAATACCCCAGATAGCTATATTTTTACCTGTATCTGGCACACTTGAGTTATTTGCGACTACACCAGATATAGCAAGTGACCTTGAGCCACCGTCTGTAGCTCCGTAGGTAAATCTTACTGATACTTGGTAAATATTATTTTGGATTTGTTTAATGTAATTAGCTACTATCCCAGCTTGAACAACACCGAAAGACATCGTACTTGTGTCTACAAAAGCACTTATAGAACCTGCTGCTGTACCAAACCTTAATCGTAAAAAAGCAGCTGTCGTTAATGGCTTACTAACAAAAAAGCTTAATGTATATGTAGCAGAAGCGGTAATAGTTGTACTTTGCGAAGGTGTTGTAGAATCTGAACCTATTGTAAATATATCCCCAGTTAGATTACCTGTTGGTGCAGTCCATGTATTAGATTGCACAGTTCCAGTACCTAAGTTCCAAACAGTAGACAAATCCTCGCTGTAAAGCAGTAAATTAGTCCGTTGTTCTTCAATCAACAAACCTTTTGGTGCTAAGGTTTCAGGGTCGTAGTCGAATCTTGGGCCATAGTAAGCAGTAGAAGTTGGTGCTGCTACTGGATTATAGCTGTAAGGGTCTAGTGAAGCTGAGTCTGATAACTGAGCGCCAAAGATGTAGATGCCTGAGACACCATCGCCTATATATGAAATATCACCGTTACTTCTGGCTAATCTTATTTGTGATGTTAAGGTAGTTTTTGAGTTATTCATTTGACCTGATACGGAACATCTATACCAGCCATTACCTACAGCAACTATTGAAGCGGTTATATTAGAACCAGCACCTTGTACATCTACATTGCCAACAACACCATTAACTAAATCAAACCAAGCCCTTCCACCGTCTATACCTAAATTATCAATAAGCGCTATTCGCGCCCAAGTTCTTTCTCCGGCTTTAATATAACTAGATACAGTGTATTTAGTAGTCGGTGATGCTGTTACATCTATGTTCACACCATGAGCAGCATTAACAGTATTCTCAACCAACTTCTCTCCACCATCAAACCCGAAAGGTCCGATAACTGTACTAGCTGCAATACTACTATTACTCTTAGTCCAAGCTGCATTTCCAAAGTTCTGGCTGTATCCTAGTAGGTTTTTGACTGTAGTACTGTAATAAGGCTGTAGTGCACCTTCGTTTAGTTGTGCGCCCCATGCGTAAAGTTCGTCACCAGCGGCTGATGCGCCACCAGAAGTTTGAGACGCTATAATTCCATATGCAATAGAGGTTAATGCTGACAATACAGTAAATGTAACTGATATTCGATACCATCCATTACCTACTGATGTAATGGATGGCAGTAACGAACCAAAATCAGCTGTAGCAACACCAGTTGACGAAACAACACCTGTAGTAATATTAAAGTAAGAATTGAACACTGTAGCACTACCACCAACAGCTGCAACCCTCAATCTACAAAATGAAGTGTTGCTTGGCTTAACATAAGTAGCTATTGTGTAAGTAGTAGTCGTGCTTGTTATTGTCTGTGAAGGCGTGTTTGTTAGTGCAGAATAATTAAATTTATCTGCAGTAGTTGTACCATCCGGTGCAGTAATTGCATTTGCTGTAATAGTAACAGCAGCACCTTTTACCCAAACCGCATTATCAAACTGCTCTGAATAAGTCAGTAAGTTATGCGGGGCATACTGTATCAAACCATTAGAACCAACTACAGTAGCATTACTACCCCTACTAAAACTAATCCTAGAATCTAATTTACCACCCATAAAATCAAGTGCTAACCTAATTCCTTTACTCAATCTCTTTTTCTGAAATAATAAAAGATTCATATATTCCTCTTAATAGAAGCAAGTAATAGTTCTATTTGCGCCTTGAGTTACAGGACTTGCCGCTGTACCAGAACGGAAACGAACATATCTAAAAGCTGCAAAAGTCACTACATCAATAGCATAAGCTGCACCTGCAATAGCGCCAGTATAAACCCCAGCT